CCTCACGCAGACGGCGGCATATTTGGGAAACTAAAAAGCGTTGGGAACGTGGTAAAGGAGTTTGCCGGAGACAAGATCTCAGCCATAGGTACCACCGCAAAAAAGGCGTGGGGCTCGATTAAAACTGTTTTTTCCACAGACAAGGCATCTGCTGCTGGTAATACCACTGAAAGCATCGCTATTGGTCTTGAATCTACAAGAAGAGGCCAGGAAAATACAGTTAAGTCAATTTACAAACCTTATCAGAAAAAGATTGCCTCGATTACATCGCCCGACTTTGGCGAATATGAAAAAGTGCGAGAAATAGCTCATATGGCCAAGAATTTAAATAGGAGATTTGGCAAAGCAACAAAAATTGCTTCCAGGGTGGCGATACCATTATCACTGATTGCATCTGTTACCGAAATCATAGGGTTAGAGGACAAAAAGCGAGCCATTGTAAAAGAACTCGGCTCCGTTTTAGGCGCAGTAGGAGTCAGCGCTCTGGTTGGGGCCGGAACCGGCGCACTTGTTGGAGCAGGCGTTCTTTCCCCGGTGACAGCACTGCTGGGATCCATAATTGGAGCAGGAGCTGGAGCATTTGGCGGCCAGGCTGTGGCGAATAAACTCTATGACCGTTTTACTTTCCATGCCGACGGCGGCATAATGACCAAGCCGCACATGGGTATCGTGGCCGAGGCTGGTGCCGAAAGCATCATCCCGCTGTCACCAAGCAAGAGGACCCGAGGCATTGACCTGTGGAGAGAGACAGGCGAGCTTCTGGGCGTGCGGCCATATGCAAACGGCGGTATTGTTGGCGGCATCAAGGCCGACGACAGCGACATACCAGTAGCTGCAGGAAGCAGCGGCGGAGGCGTCACCATCAAGGTGGAGGTTTCCGCGAACCCGGAGATCACAATAGGCACCAGCGACACCGGCGACGACGAGCGCATCCTCTCCGTGCTGAAGACTTATATCCGCAGCATGGCAGACGACATCGGAGACGAGCTCGCAGAGCGTCTCGCCCGGATATTCGCCAACATGCCAGTAAGAGCGTAAAGGAGGAGCACGATGGACATTTACATCACCGATATCAAGAGCGGAACCAGAGTGGCGCTGTCGATGCTCCCGCAATCCGTAAAGCTCAAGGCTTCCGGGAAGTTTCAGACATATGACATCATAAACGCCGGGGATATCAAAATCCCGAAAGGACAAAAGCTCACAGAGATAAGCTGGAGCAATGCGATACTCCCCGGCGCCAAACGGAAGAATGCGAGCTACATCAAGCGGCAGCATTGGAAAGCACCCAACGAAATTATAAGCACGTTCGAGAGCTGGAGGAAGAACGGAACGCGCCTGAAGCTGATGGTAACGGAAACGGTCATCAACCACGACGTATATCTGGACTCCTACTCCGCAGAGGCGGCAGGAGGCTCCGGAGACTACGAGTACAGCATCACATTTGTCGAGGCAAAGGACATGATGATCTATACCGTGAACGAGCTCGGGCTGCAGCCGAAATCCCCCACCAACAACAACGTGAGCAGCAACACCCGGCCAGCGGCACCGCAGCCAAGCACATACACCGTGAAGTCGGGAGACAGCCTGTGGGCGATCGCACAGAAATATCTGGGGAACGGAAGCAAGTACATGGAGATTTACAACGCGAACAAGGCCACCATAGGAAGCAACCCTTCTCTCATTCGCCCCGGCCAAGTTTTATCACTTCCGAGTTAGGAGGCGAGCAGGAATGATAGACATAGCAAAACTCAGATACCAGCTGCTGCTCGTTACCGAAGCCGGAAAAGAGATAGACATCACAGGAGCAACAGAGGACCTCGGATGGGAAGAAGGCGAAGCGGAGCTGGCGCTTCGGACTTCCTTCACCATAGCGAATGCCAAGTACAACGGGCAGCTTTTATCGAGCCTCGCAAAGCCCGGATGCCTTATCGCGGTAATTGCGGATTGGGGAACCGGAAAAGACGAAGTCGCACGCGGCACAATCGTCGAGTGGGACCCCCAATTCAGCAGCAGCGGGAACATCATAGCCATTACAGCATACGACGAACTGATCAATCTGCAGGCGAGCCAAGATAACCGGTACTATAGCGCAGGCATAGGAACCAAATCAGCAATAACCTCAATTTTCGCCGACTGGGGAATCCCGATCGGCGAGTACAAAGGCCCGGATGTGGCGCACGCAAAGACGCTATTCAAGGCGGAGTACCTGAGCGACATTATTCTTCAGCTGCTCGATGATGCCAAGAAAAAAGGCGCAGCGGCATGCTTCGTCCGGAGCACCAAAGGCAAGGTCAGCGTTCTGCCGGAAGGCAGCAACACGACCATATACCACTTTACAGAAGACAAAAACGTCGAGCTGGCAAGGGACCTGACAAGCATAACAAACCTCGTGACCAGAGTGAAGGTGGTCGGCAAGGAAGACAGCGAAGGCAAGCAGGCTGTAGAGGCCATCGTAGACGGCCAGACACAATACGGAATCAGACAGCAGATCTACGTCAGAGACGAGGACGACACGCTGGCTACGGCCAAAGCTGCAGCGCAGGACATCATCAACACCGACGGAAAGCCGGACCGCCTCATGAGCGTAAACGCGCCTGACGTTCCGATGATCCGCAAGGGAGACATGGTACATATTCAGGCCGGAACGCTGAACGGATACTACATCGTGAAGGCAATCCGACACAACGCAAGCAGCGGTACCATGTCAATGGACCTGAAGGAACCGGAAGCGGCAAAGACATCAACACCGGCGGCCAGCTCAACACAGACCGCACCTGCAGCAGACCTGAAGGTCGGCGACCTTGTCGAGATCATCAGCGCGGCAGATAACTACTACCCCGGAGGCGCCCGCATCCCTGACTGGGTAAAGTCGGACTACTATCACACCATAACCCAGACGACATCCGGAGGAAAAGAGGTCACAAAGGGCGGAGTGAAATGCATGCTACTCGGCAAGAAGCAGAAAAAGAGCGGCGGCAGCTCTGTGGCAGGCATCAACACATGGACCAACGTCGCTTATTTGAAAAAAGTATAAGGAGGACACGAAATGAGCGGAAACGGAAATCCCGGAGTGAGCAAGCTCGGACAGGTCCTCCAAGAGCGAATGAAGGCATGCGGCGCATCACCGCTGCTGCTTGACTTCGGCGCCATTCAGAGCGACATGAGCCTGCTCACGAACACATATCCAATACCAATCCCAAAAACGGATTATACCGTCTGCAGACAGCTCACGCTCGGGGCCGTAGGAGCCGTTCTGACGACGACAGCGACCGACGGCTTACATTCACACGGCCCCAGCGGAGAACACGCACAGGACAGCGGCACAGGCGCTCACAGCCACACAAATGAGGGCGCACATACCCATAACGTACTCATACCGGAGAAGATGCGGAAGCTGAAACCGGGCGACCGCGTCCTCGTGGCATGGGTACAGAACGAAGCGGTAGTGGTTGACATCATTCTCCCTGCCGCGTCGATTTAAGGAGGGCTCGAAAATGGAACAGACAAAACAGCTTTTTCCCGTCTTCGATGTCCCGGACCTCGTAACCGATACCCCGGTAGAAGAACAAAAGTACAAAGGCAGCGTTTACTTTGATTTCAGCATTGGCGACTTTCGGAGAGACGGAGCCGGGAAGCTGGCCGTCGCGGAAGGACGCGAGGCATACGCGCAATGGTGCCTCAAAACCGTGATGACGGAGCGAATGGCGCATCTTGCATACAACAGCGACATCGGCACGGAAACGAGAGAAGCTATGGCACAGGCAGACGTCGAAGCCGTAAAGTCGGCCATGGAGCGCACCATCACGGAAGCACTCATGGTAAACAAAGCGACAGAGTACGTCCGGAACTTTGAATTCACACACACCCCGGCTGAGCTGAAGGTCGAATTCACGGTGAAGGGCAAAGACTGGGAGGAGATACGCCTCGCAGCCCACTACACAACGTAAGGAGGTGAGAACATGGCAAGACCGGATTTTGTACCACCGGCATGGACGGAGGGCCAAGACAGCGAAACAATCCACAAAAGGATGATGGATATGCTGCCGGACGACATCGACGACACACAGGGCGGTTTTCCTTGGGATTTCACCAAGCCGACCGCCAACGAGAAGGCAGAGCTGCTCGAATTTGAGCTAATGGAAACCATCAAGCTCATGCACCCCATGTGGGCATACGGTGAATGGCTCGACCTCCATGCGGCAGAGGTGGGACTAACGCGCAAGGCGGCAAACCCTGCATCCGGATACGTAGAAGTAACAGGCACGCCCGGAACGACAATCCCCGCAGGCTTCATTTTTGCGGTACCGGCAACAGGAGGAACAGCAGCCATCGAGTACGCCGTCGTGAGCGACACGGACATAGACGTAGGCGGCACGGCCAGCGTGCTGGTGAAGGCCGTAGAACCCGGAACAAAAGGCAACGTGGCAGCAAACTCCATCGTGATTATGAAGACGCCAATGAAGGGCATAACCGGCATAACCAATCCGGACCCGATGACCGGAGGAACCGAGACAGAATCGGACGACGACCTGTGGCAGCGCATCGATGACGCGAACGCCGGAGCCGGTGAGTCATTCGTCGGAAACGACTCCGATTATAAGCGCTGGGCTGAAGAAGTCGACGGCGTCGGAACGGCACTCGTTGTCCCGGAATGGCAAGGACCCGGAACAGTGAAAATCATCCTGCTTGATGGCAACGGGCAGGCGGCCAACCCGACGATCATCGCGGACGTTTACGATTACATCGTAAGCCCGGCGGATAGGTCAAAACGGAAGGCTCCGATCGGCGCCACGGTCACGGTAGATAAGCCGGACGAGCTGTTGATAGATTACAGCTTCACGCTCGAAGTCGAAGCAGGACACGACGCTGCAGACATCGTAGACGCATTCAAGGCGGCGCTGCTGATTTATTACGCAGAGGCCAAGCAGGAGAACACCGTGCGCTATACCCGCGTGGCGGCTGTTCTCACGGGCATAGAAGGCGTCGTAGATTACAGCGGACTGACGATCAACGGCGGCACCGCGAACATTCCAATAGCTGACGACGAATACCCGGTAACAGGTACCGTCACGGCATCTTAAGGAGGTGAGCGGATGAGCGATATCAACGTCCCGACCACAGAAACCGGCAAGCGTATGCTTGCCAGCGTGTCCCCCATTTACGACCATTCATACGTCGCCAGATGGCTCTTTGAGGTCATGGGCATAGAGATGGAGGAGGCACGACAATACATCGAGGAACTCAGGCTGCAGGCCCACCCGAAGACAGCAACATGGGGCCTGTTCTACTGGGAAATGCGATACCACATACCAATACACGAAAGCCTGCCGATTGAAGACAGACGGCAGAAGGTCATGTCGAAGCGCTGGAAATACGCCCCGATGAACCCAGCAAGGATGGAGGAATACATCAACCGGGCAAGCGGGCGAACCGCCATCGTAACGGAGTACAACGACGAGTACCGCATCGAGATCACCATCAGCAGAGACGAAGGCGTGCTGGAATACGACAAGATCGTTGAGCTGGTGAGAACGGCGAAGCCTTCACACATTGCAATTCAGATCATCCTCGAGGCAAACTGCGGTATTAACGTGCACTCGCAGCCGGAGGCGTACCCGTTCAGGTCAAGAGCGGCAGGAACATACCCATACCGGAACATCCAAGGTGTGGTGCCGGAAGTGGGTATTGCAGCGGACCCGGACGCTGCAGGCTTTGTTTTTGAAAGCAGGCTATGCGGAACGCCTCTGCGGAGGCTTTAGGAAAGGAGGATAAACATGCTCACGACAGCGGCAATAAACAGCTTCAAGGCACACATCGACCGCACCATAGCATACGCGAAGTACAAGATAGGAAGCACCTACTACCAAGTGCCAATTCAGAAGAAGGAAATCCTACCTGACGGGCGCGTCGCCGTTTACTTCACGATCAACACATCAGGCGCAGCAACCATATCGGAGGTGCAGCTTTACGACACAAGCGGGCAGCTCTGGGCTTCAAAGGCAGAGAACGTCGTAGTGGCCAGCGTGCAAAACGGCGTCCTTTACCGGTTCACATTTTCAATTCAGGAGGTGTAAGGCATGGCATACAACAGGAAGATATGGCAGGACCACGTCACCCAGTACAACGACCGGTACACGGAAACTGTTAACCAAGACGGTAGCATAACCCATACCCCGGTCGAAGGAACCATCATCCAGCAGGGAACGCCGCAGAACGCCGCGAACTTCAACAATTCCGAGGAAGGCATATTCGCAGCAAACCTGCTGGCGATAGAAGCAGCACGCATGGCACAGGTCAATACCAGAGGGCTGGATGCGGTCAAGGGAGAGGTAATACCCGTCACGCTCACGAACTCCAGCCCGTACCCGTTCAACAACAGCGTACAGACCATAAGTCTGACAAAGAAAAAGACCTCCACGGACTACTACGTGGACGTCGAGCTGATCAGCGCGACCGGCGGAAGCGTCGGGAATTTCAGAGTGACGGACAAACTGCTGAACGGCTTCAAGCTGGCATTCGACGGAGGAGCGACCTCCGTAAGCGTGATCTGCAGAGTCAAAGGAGGCGTATAACCATGGCTGCATACTCGGCTTCAGACACCTGCGTCTGCTGCGGCGAGTACGTGCCCGAGGGACGCCAAGTCTGCCCGGCATGCGAGGCAGGCGCAACAATGAGGAAAGGAGACGCGACAGATGGCAAACATCATCATCAAGTCAGAGGACCGAAAGCAAAGGGAGGCTTTCGTAGCCCGTTCTTTCGGCGCAAATACGCAAAGCAAAGAACAGCGTGAACACGTCGAGTGCATAGCAGCAAGAACCAAGCAAGCACACGATGAATTAAAAAGAATGGAGGAGCGTAGCTGAGAACAACCACATCGCCTACGAAACCAGCGGAGACAAAATCACGCTGGGAGACGACGAGCTAACCCTGAACCTTTCCCGGTACGAGCAGGACGACCCGAAGCACATCGATATATGCTTTGATGCCACCGGCTGCCTCGTGGTAGGAACGGCCACCGGCAGGAAGTACGTCGCGGAGATTGATATCCCCGCACGCAGATACACCGAGGAAGCCTCCGGGGAGGAAACAACCAGGGAGCCGGTAGACTTCGACATAAACCTATGCACGCTCACGCTATGGGCGGTCGATTAAGAAAAGGAGGATAACACACAATGAGCAATTTCGATGATTTCAAACTTTCCGTCGAGGCGTTAAGCGGCGGAACAAACACGGTCAAACTGGACGACGTCGG